GCCATTACTGGCTCTCTTCTGGATTGGTTTTCCACCAGTCCTGTCGCTCGTTGATTGGAATACCATCCAATCAATTTTCATCGAGCGATTTCTAGTGGTCCAACAGGACCACCTGTGACTCCTCCAAAGGGTCACAGGTCGTGGCTGACTACCACGACTTCAACTTTACTCCTTATAGGGTTTGGTTGGGAGGATCGTCGTCCTCTGGAAGGAAGATAGATCTTAGGCACTACTGCCGAAGATCTGGCCGCGCACGTTGATCGCCGTGCATTCACAAAGGCCTGTAGTGGTCCACGGTTACATGCCTCCACTCATGCGGAGCTATGTTACCGATTACTGGACCCTACACTCAGAGTAGGCAATGGTATGATTTTAACGGGCCTAGCCCAGGAGTGACCCCTACCACTGGTATCGGTCGCTCTTGGTACAGGCAAGCTAAACCATACAATTTGCCTCTCGAGTATCGTAGTGTTAAGCATGTGCTTAGTGCGCTTGCGTTTGAAGCTGGTGCGTCTTATCGATACACCAACTATGGAGAAACTTCGGCATTTTCCGAAGTCAACCCAGCAACGTGGGCGAACAATAAGTACATAATTTTTCACTACAACAGAGCCTACTCTAAGCTAATCACTAAGATGAAAAGTGATCAGTGTGAGCTGGGCGCCGCTTTTGCGGAATGGAAGAAAACTGCCGGTATGGTTACAGACCGTATCGATCAGATGACTTCTCTCGTGAAAGCGATTCGTCATGGGCGGTTTCAGGACATTCGTGCCCTGATACGCGTGCCATCTGGGTTTCGCCCTAAGGCGAGATCCTTTGGTGGTGCGGTGTTGGAGTACAGCTTTGGCTGGGCTCCTACCGTTCTCGACATTTACAGCGGTTTCAAGACGCTTACCGGCGGGATTCCTCCCGCTAAGGTTTATACCCGGTCAGCTCATGTAATCGATGCCTATTCCGTTATGGCTGGGGGAACTTATGATCCCCCCAACCGTACGGAAGGGGCCATCCTGGGAGGATATGTCAAAGTCCAAGCAGGCTGTTATGTCGAATTGACCAACCCTAACCTCTGGTTGGCAAATCAATTGGGACTTGTGAACCCAATTGGGATCGTTTGGGAGCTTACTCCCTTCTCGTTCTTGGTGGATTATTTCATCAATATCGAGACTGTCATAAACTCATGGACGGACTTGCTAGGGGTTCAGTTACTGAAACCCTACCGTACATTTGTTTTGGAGATGGTTTCTGACGATTTGAGGCAGTATGGGTGGAATCCACCCATACCCGGTCTGGGAAAGATCGCATACAAAAAGTATGGCGGTTATTCCAGCCGGTTGCATCGGGAACCGCAAATTCCTGGTCCAACCTTGCGATTGGCTGCTCCAAAGGTTTCGCTTACGCGAGCCTCGACGAGTATTTCACTCCTTCTTCAACAACTGAAAGGTAAGAGATGACCGCTTTGGCCAATCTCACAATCAAGAAAGACGATGGAACAACCGACATCACCTGGACTGGTGATGTTGCCTCGTCCGGCGACAAATCCCCGGCGCGCTACAGTTCGAAGACTGTCACGACCATCCCGGCTTTTCAGCCGAAGATGAGCGTGCAGTCGGAGAACGGTGGCGTGAACGGGAGTGTCCGCAGGGTGAAGATCAATATGATCTACCCCTATTTCGTCACTGACTCGACCACAAACTTGTCTTCGGAGGTCGCGAGATGCGTTTTCCGCGGTGAATGGTCCGTTCCTCAGAACGTTCCGTCTACCGTGGTCAACGAGTTCGCGTCTCAGCTGACAAATCTTCTCGACCACACCGATATGGTGTCGGTCGTGAAGACCCAGCAAGCTCCTACCTAATTAGTAGGAGCATCTGAGATATGGACGAGTCAACTCCTTTAGACCCTACGGTCCTGGAGTCAGCCCTCCGCCTATGCGAGGCTGGACGAACCCCACGGTGTCTCACCATAGCAGTGATGCTACGGTACCGTGAGTGGGACCAACTTGCACTACTGCAAGTAGATCCGCATCAGTATCTGGATCGAGAGCACTATTTTGTTGATGTAGTGGCCACGGATTTCCTTCGGAAATTCGAACCTCTACCTACGAGCTTTGATCGTCAGGAGAAATCCCGTGCGACTTCGCTCGAAGCAGAACAGCTCTGTTACAGAACCAATGAACGTTTGAGCCCCTATGTCCTTGCCGTTTCGGGAATCCCCAACGACGGCGTGACAGATGGCGTTCTCTCCTATGTCAGGAGAGTTCGGAAAAAGGTTAAAATGGTGTTTGGTAATGTTCCTCCCCGTCTTGACGGGAGATTTGGTCCTGGTGCGACGTTCGCCGATCGAGGACGGTTTACCACCGTCCCGGACAAAATGTCGTCTGTACCCACTTGGACACGTTCATGTGACATCATGCACGATTTCTGGGCTTCAACTGCCTGGGGTCGTGCATGTTATGAACGTCGTCAACCCCCGATGATCTCGAGAGGGAATCGTTTCACAACGGTTCCAAAGAACTCTCGGACAGATCGTTCGATCGCTGTTGAACCTTCTATTAATTTGTTCTATCAACTCTCAGTTGGTAGGCATCTTAAGAAGAGGCTGCAACGATTTGGGATTGACTTGAAGAAGGGGCAAGAGGTGCACAGGCGGGTCGCCTGTCAAGCTAGTCGTGATGACAAGCTTTGCACTATCGACCTTTCATCAGCCAGCGACACGATTGCGAGCAACCTTGTCAAGTTGCTCGTTCCCGAGATGTGGGCCGACATCCTTGATGATCTACGTTGTAAGTTTACTTACGACTTGGTCAAAGGGAAGTGGCTCAGGCTCGAGAAGTTTTCCTCAATGGGAAATGGCTTCACTTTCGAACTCGAGACAATCCTTTTTGGATGTCTCGTTCTCGAAGCATGCAGTTCTGCATTGCAGAGAGAGTGCTTTTTCGGAACGGATGTATTCGTCTATGGAGACGATATCATCTGCCCAAAGGAAGCATATGAAGAGGTGAAGGTCGTGCTCGAATTCTTTGGTATGACGCTCAATAAGAAGAAGTCCTTTTACGAGGGCCCATTCAGAGAGAGTTGCGGTGGTGACTTCTGGGGAGGGGCCGATGTTAGGCCCCATAACCTGGAGGAAAATCCAGATGAACCGCATAAAGTCATCTCGCTTCTCAACGGAATCAGGCGCATTTGTGATAAAGATTGGCTCCCTGCTGATCTCCGCACGCGTTACCTTCGCTGTTGGTTTAGTATCCTTGATACTCTCCCATTGTCAGTTAGAAGGTGCCGGGGTCCAAAAGATCTCGGAGATATCGTCGTCCATGACGACGAAATCCGTTGGGACACCAGAGAAAAACACTCCATCAGGTACTTGCGGGTTTGGAAACCCGCTCGTACCAAGGCAATCAGTTGGAATAACTGGTCGCCGGATGTTGTGCTGGCCACAGCCCTGTACGGTATTAGAGATACGCTCCGAGGACCCTTGGGTTCTCGGAAAAGTCGCGGATTGATGCCCCGCGATGCTGTCTCTGGATACGGACTTGGCTGGGTAGCTTACTCGTGAGAGGTAAGCGTCCTAATGAATAGGAC